GATATTTCGTAATTAGTTGCTCTACCAGCTGGGTCTTTAGCAACAAATCTATCTACAATTTCTCTACCGTTTACAAATTTAGTTACCACCCCTATATTTTGCATATTATCAAATGGGTTTGGAGTGTAAGTAGGACTTCCTAAAGTACCCAACCACTGAACAAAACCTTTGTCTATATTAGCCATACGATTTGTTAAATACTGACCAAACCCAGCTTTAACTGCCATAAATGCACCTGAATTTCTCCATGTTTCTAAATCTTGTTCAGTAAAATCACCCTGTGGTATTATTACAGCGTCTCCGTTAGCATTTCTTGCTACTCTTAATCCACTCCCATTAGGCCCACCTGTAGTCATAAATAATTGAAAAGCTTCAACAAAATTTTGAGCTTGTGGACTGTTACCACCTAAATCTACTTGCCCCACTAATTGCGTACCACCAGTTGTTTCATAAAAACTTTTAACCGCGTTGGTCATTTTTTCTATTATCTTTTGACTTGCTTCTCGCCCTGCTCTTGCTTCCTCCTTTCTTAACCTATCAAAGTCAACGTCTATCCTTCTTTGTTCCGCATCGTATAACCGTTTGTAGTTGGCTGCTGTTTGTGGTCCTACGGTAAAGTCTTCAGTAGTCATAAAATTGTAGTATTTTTCGACATTAGATTGAAAATCTGCTTCTGGTAAATATTTTGCTATGCCCATAGCTAAAATTAACTTATCTCCAGCAGGTTCATTGACTGCTTTCTTTATATCGCCTTCATTATTTATTTGGTACCTTTCTATAATTTCAGCTGCTTTTGATTCAACATTAAAATCTTGGGATGCTTGAAGTAGCTGAGGAGCATTAGTTTTAAGCCATTGCACTTGATCTGCTGGGTTCTCTGGAAACGGTGGTAAATTGTATTGAGCAAAAATGTCGTTTGAAACATCAGAAACTTGAGTTACGTTATCATCTCCGGCACCAGGCACTGCCGCCCCTGTCCCAGTCGTTTGTTCGGTGGTTTGACCCGGTATTCTTGGGTTTCTAAGTTCTGGATTAGCTTTTATAAAAGCTAAAGGGTCGTTAGCAAACTCAAGGAGTCTATTATTACCACCACGCTCGTTGTCCGAAAAGTATTTTTTTAGGTACCCTTTAGAATGTTTTTTGTTCCAGTCCCTTACTGCTTTTCTATCTGCTAACTCTTCATCAGTTAAGTTTCTTGTTTTAGGGTTTAAAAAACCGTAGTCAGTGTATTGTTTTTCTCCGTCAAAACCTCTTGGGTTTCCATTTAATCTCCAAACGGCTGTATTTAATATTCTTTGTTCATTTACTTTACTAAGAGCTTTAGCGTTTCTCGTAACTGCCTTTTGTTCAATTTCGCTCAAACTATTAAATTGTTCTTGCGACATACCAAACGGTAAAGTGCCTTCAAGTTGTATGTAATTGTAATACGGGTTGTTTGATTTTAAAGAGGGTTGAACACTACCTTCATGATATGGGTCATTACCTTTTCTATTTCTTTTAAAACCACCTAGGCTATTAGGTAAAGATAAAAATAAGTCTCTGCCCCTTAGATTTAAATCTACAGTCGGCGTTAAAGGAGCATCTGTTTCCACTAAAGGATCGAATACTGTGCCTTTATCAGCTCTGTTGAATACTGGTGGTTGTTTTTGTCTCTCTTGATTTATATTTTCTTCCGCAGTGGTAACTTTGTTAGCATCTTGTTGCTCGCTAGCAGAACCATACAAAGCTGCCATCTCAGCCCAAAGGTCTCCAGCACCCGCAGGGTCGATGTCGCCTTGTTCCAACTGCGTTATAAGATCTTTTGCAGACTCTAGTAAATCGCCATCGCCACCTTCTTGTGACCCTTGGTTATTTGTTGGCATAGCACCCATACGATTAGTTTGACGAGCCACCCCTTGAACTTCATCTGCAATTCCAGCTCCCGTGCCTTCTACCCGTCTAGCAACACCATAGTTAAGATTAACTGCATCATATAACTCATCAAAACTTGTAAAAACGACAGGCGCATTAGGGTTATTATCAAACCCATAGGTTTTTGGTCTCTTTTTTATAAAACTAAGTGGCCCTCGTTTTTCTGGGACATCTAATAGAAAAGAGATTTCGTTAAAATTAGGTGTGCCGTCATCATTTGCGCCTATCCTAATATGAGACACCATACCTTTTTTCTTAGCACCAGTGTTTCTGTCTGTGTAAGTTTGTATTATTGGGTTTGAGTTAAAAGTTTGAAGCAGTAGCTCTTCGTTCTCAAAAGTAAGGTATGGTATTCTTTCACCATCTTCACCTTCTATAAATTTTGTAACTAACTTTCCGTCTTTAAAAGCTTTTTCAAAATTTTCTTTGATAATATATCCATCTCTTAAACCAGCTGGGCTCATCTGATCATCTTCTGAAGATAAGTCTACTAAATTTAAACCGCCTGGAGTTGTATTTGCCCACGACGCTCTAAGATTTCGAGCATCATTTTTTTGCATTCGCTCAAACTCTAGTCTTTGCTTTTCTAGATCTCTTAATACTTGACTCATTTATATTCCAAAAGCCGCTAATAAAAACGTGCTACCTAAACCTAACATATTATTAGAATAACTTCTTTTTGCATTTTTATATGCATTTCTTCTAGCAGCCGCATTTGCTGATGCGTTACCTAACCCAGTTAGAGCATCTTGGTTAACGCCTTGCCCTATAGCTACTAAATCTTTTAATAATCCCATGTTTGTTGATCTTTGGTTTACCCTAGCTACATTTAAGCCCCCGGACAAATTTAAACCTTCGCTTCGTTGTAACGCACGTTCTTGTTCCCGTAACTGTGCTCTACTTAATCCGGCTCCTCCATACCGTTCTAAGTTTCTTTGTCTAATACCTCTGGTTATGGCCATTTGTCGTTCTACATCTTCTGGCACTCTATCTATAAGACTAGTGTCATCAGTCATGCCTAACAAGTCATCCTCTAAACCTCTAAAATTACGAATATAATCGTCGTAGTCTTGTCTAGTTATATTTGCAAAAGTTTTCTCAGGGTCTTGCACATTTGGTAAGTTCGATAAAAGCGATTTGCCTCTAAGCTGTCCCGTCAGATTAGCTAACATAAATTAATTATCCCCCTCCTCCGGTTTTTTATCTTTCTTATATGTTGGATTACGTAGGAAGTCAAAGTAATTTTGATCTGTCATTTTGTTCTTTTTAGCTTCTCTAAAAGCAAAGGTCCTTTTTCCTAAGAAACTCGCAACTGGTTGACCTATCATATTAAATTGTGCATCTGTTAAAGACTGTCTTCTTTTAGCCGATTCTAATCTATCAGTTGTTTCTTGCCTTGCTACTCTAGCTAAGCCAGATTGGGTTTGAGACATTAGGCCTCTGGAACTTTTTAACACCCCAAGTTGATCTCCATAAGATGCTTGTGTTCCTTCCTTGCTAGCTTCTATCATCTGACTAGCCCCTGCAGAAGCACGGTCAGCTGCAGTATTCACACCCCTAGTAATACCTAAAGAAGTGTTACCGGCTCCAGTCAAAGCTTGCATAGTGTCTGCACCAGCAACGCCTTGAGCAACACTAACTTGGTCCTCAAGTTGCGCTTTGTCTCGTAGCTCAGTAAGTTTGGGTAAATAATTTTGTCTAAAATAATTTTTTTCTGCCAAAGCAACTGCAGCTTCCGCTTTTTCACCTTCTGAGGCTCTATAGTCTGATGCTCTTGGTCTACTCATCTACTTGTCTCCTGTAAATTCGTGTATCTAATGTCCATCCGTGTTTAATAGCGTACGGTTCTAGTTTATCTACATTTGACTGGGCTTCTATATATTTGCAATCAAAATGTTTTGCTACAGTATTTAACCAGTCTTTATGGGCTACCCATTGATTAGCCCCTTTCGTATAAGTATACGCTATCCACATATACAATGTCTTGTCTTTTGTGTACCTATCGGTTTCTATAGTAAAAACCATAAAGCCGATTGGTGAGGCAAATAAGAAGGCTCTTTCGTTTACACACTCACTGTAAACATCTTCTGGTAAGAAAGTTAAGTTAGGATTTTGTTTTAGTATTTCTTCTAAACAAGGTTTTATTTCTTGCCAGTTTTTTCTTACATCAATTAATACTGGCGGAACAAACCTATCAGTAATCGATTTCCTTTCCATACTTTCCATAGCGTCTTTTTGCCATGCCAATACCTTTGTACTTAACAAGACGTTTTACTCCTGTGTCACCGCCTCTTCCCTTAAGTTCGGCTTGTTGTATTTCAGAATTAAACTGAGCGAGATATTCTCGTGCCGCTCCAACGTCTGTCCATTCTCGGTTAGGCATACGAAGAAGCCTGTATAAAGTGCCATAAATTAAACCATCTCTATAAGTATCACTAAAAGTCGTATCTATGTTGTTTGATGTTCTAGTTGGTTTAAGAGCTACGCTCATTATTAAACCATCTGTTTTTGTGGAAGAGGGCACAGGTACTACCCAAAAACTATCTGGTGTTTTTTGTAGATACACGTGCGGATTACCTGTTCGGTCTCTCCAGTCTGGATAGTTTAACTCTAAACTTCGTGGACTTATGGGATCCATATCTCTACCATCGTACGTCATGTACAAAATTTGATGCACGTCTGTACCAGTTGGTTGGTCAAACTCATACTCATAAACACCAGCTATAGTGCCTATAACATCTAAATCAAATACATAGGCTTTAGACCTTTCGCAAAACTCTATGGTTGCTGAACGTAAATTAGTTTCAATCAAAGAGTCAGGACACATAGGTACATAAGGTGCCACTTCTTTTATTAGAGAAGAAAAAGCAGCCATTAAGCTACCCCTCCTGGTGCCATGTTACTAGGTCTAAAATTAGGGTCTACCAAAGCCTCTGCGGCTGAAGCTTGACCTAAACTTTGAGCAAATAATTGATATTGGCTAGAAGACCTTTGCAAGTTACCTGCAGATTCAGAGTCTTTCATAAAAGCACGAAATAGAACGTAGTGAACAATAGCATTAACATATATGTCATCAACTTGAACTACATCGCTACTACTAGATAAATCAGTAGGAGCTTTTGAATATATTATTTCAACAAACGCACTACCAGAAACTCCTGGATACACATAGTACTTTTTAGGATCGTCATCATCAAACACGAAATGTTTTATTTCTGTGCCATGCGCAGATGTCCCGGTAACCGATGGGTCGTGCCAATCAGGATCAGTTGTATTTAGTATATCTACATCAACTAATCTGATGGCCCTTTTTCCGGACGCGGTAGAGGAGGTACTTGACATGTTACGCACGACATTAATTAAACGAAGACCACCGCTTGGAAGAGATTGTTCTGTGCCTGTGGTCAAAGACACATTTGCATGAGTGGCACTAGCTTCGGGTTTGAAGTTTACAACTTCTCTTTGCCCATCATTAACGTACCTGATTAACTCAGCTTCTGGCCATCTAACATTAGTTGGGTCTTGTAGGGTGTCTTCTACTCTACTAAGTATATTTGCTAATGTTATTGTGCCTGCCATAAATCACTTTAATTTATGAACTTGCAGCTTCTAATTCTTCAATAAGTGCTGATTTCTTTTTACGTCTGTCAAGTTCAATGCCTATAGTACGCCCGTACTCTTCTAGCTGTACTTTAGTCATACTGTTGAAGTCAGGAGAACCTTCTTCTTCTACTACTACTTCTTCTTCGACTACAACTTCTTCTACTGGAGCAGGTTTCATTGCTGAAACTTCTCCTTCTTGTACTTCTGTACAACCTTGTTGTAAACAAAGCAAACCGAAATCATCCCCAACTTG